TAATGGATATAAAAAATATTAATTTTACGAAATTATTAAATTTTTTAAATGAACATCGTGTTCAACCTGGTAGTAAATCGACTCACACTTCTTTACATAACCCATTAGGTGTTTTTTACATCGATGACAAAGATAATACTAAATTTTATAGATTATATAGAAATGCATTAGACGCAAATGTTAATGTTCATTTAACAGAAAAACACAAACAATTTGGACCAATTGTAATAGACATTGATATGAAATATAAAGATGCCTTAGATTACCGTATTTATAGTAATATTTTAATTGAACTTGTTCGATTATATATCAATGTTATTGATAAATATTTGGTAGTGAAAGATGAAGATTTTATGGCGTTTATTTTTGAAAAAAGTAAACCAACTGAAAAGGAAACTGAATTCAAAGATGGTATTCATATAATGTTTCCATATATTTGTACGATAAACCAATTACAACACATTATGCGAAAAGATTTTATTAATCAAATAAATGGATTAGATTTATTTGGGAAATTACCATTAATCAATGAAGTTGACGATATTGTGGATAAAGCGGTTATAGAAGCGAATAATTGGTTAATGTATGGGAGTATGAAACCTAATTCTCCAAGATATTTATTGACACAGATTTACAATAGGGATTTAGAGTCACAAGATATTAGTGAGTATAGACAAGACGATTTAATAGAAGTTTGTTCTATACGAAAATTCGATGAGCATAAATTAACACAATATAAAGAAGGTTACTCTACTGACGAAATTATAAGAAGATATGAAGAATCTCAAAAACCGAAACCTGTAGAGGGAACGGGCAGTGTAGGTCGAACAATGAGTGTAACTTTAGATGATTTACGACGTGTAAAAAATCTTGTTAGTTTATTAAATCCTGTGCGCGCAGATGATTATCAAGAGTGGTTACATATTGGATTTTGTTTATATAATATAGATAGTAGTTTATTAAATATTTGGATTGATTTTAGTCGTCAATCTAGTAAATTTAAAGAAGGTACCTGTGAAAAATTATGGACAGTTAATTTTAGAAACAATGATTTTACTATCGCTTCTTTGTATAGGTGGGTAAGAGAAGACAACCCAATTGAATTTATTAAATTTTTGGAATCAGAAGTTGCAGATATTATTAAACAAAGTATTAAATCACCATCATTTGGTACATCATATGATGTTGCAAAAGTTATTCATCAATTACATCGTTTTGATTATATATGCGGATCATTAAAACACAATGAATGGTATGTGTTTAAAGGACATCGATGGGTTCCAGAAGAAAATGGATATTCAATTAATAATATTATTAATGAAAAGATATATGATGAATACTTAAAAGTATCTAATTTATTTCACCAACTTGCATTAAGTGCATCTGGGAAAGAAAAAGAAACTTTAATTGAATTACAAACTAAGACACTTACATTTGCGAAAACCTTGCATACTACCAAATTTAAAAAAGATGTTATTACAGAGTGTTCTATTTTATTTTATGATCGTGATTTTTTTAATAAATTAGATGAAAAAAGAAATTTACTTGGATTTGAAAATGGTGTATTAGATTTAGATACAATGAAATTTCGCGACGGTTATCCGGAAGATTATTTAACATTTACTACTAAGATTAATTATTTTCCTTATAATGCAGAAGATGAAAAAATTAAACAAGTGGAACAATTTTTTAAAGATATTATTCCAGATATGCATACCATGACATATGTACTAAAATTTTTAGGTACATGCTTACAAGGTCATGTCCCAGATGAAAAATTTTATATTTGGACTGGTAGTGGTGGTAATGGTAAATCGTTAACAATTAAATTATTATTAGATTCATTAGGAGATTATGGTACAATTATTCCTGTATCTTTATTAACACGAAAAAGAGCGGCATCAAATGTTGCATCTCCCGAGTTAGCAAAACTAAAAGGAAAACGTTTTTGTGTATTTCAAGAACCTGAAAATGATGATGTAATTCAAGTTGGTTTAATGAAAGAATTAACAGGCAATGATAAGATTCAAGCACGTGCATTATATGGTGCACCCGTCGAATTCTATCCTCAATTTAAGACTTTACTTGCATGTAACAAATTACCAGAAATCCCGTCAACAGATGGTGGTACATGGCGTCGTATTCGTGTAGTTCCTTTTGAAATGAGTTTCGTAGATACTCCTGTAGAACCTCATGAAAGAAAAAAGGATCCTGATCTTAGAAAAAATATGGAAACATGGCATCAAGCATTTATGAGTATTCTTGTTAGATATAATCAATTATACAAAGAAGAAGGTAATTCAGAACCATCTAAAGTAACTGAACAAACAAATCAATATCAACAAAAGAGTGACTTTGTTCTTGAATATCTTACTGATAGATTGGAATATGATGAATCCTATAAAATATTATCAACTGATTTATATGATGACTTTAAATGGTGGTGTAATGATAGTAAAAATATTAAAGTACCATTTGATCGTAAAGGATTTGAAGTTGAGGTTGGATTAAAGAAGGAACCAGCGAATGCTGGTAGATTTAGTGGTTTTAGATTAAAAGATCGTAATAATACTAGTGCTGATACTGGGAGTGCATTTGATCCTAATTAAAAAATTTATAAAATAAATATATAGATCTTATGAAAGATTATTCTTATATTTACTGGATACACATTTTATTTGTAGGACCCTTATTTATTTACCTTGGTCTTGTAAAACAAGATACACCAGATATGGTGTTTAATACTGTATTAGCGCTTGGTGTTATTGTAATCATATATCATGGATATAAATTATACAATTATTTACAAATGAAGAATTAATTTATAAAATAAAATTCTCATCAATTCTCCCAGAACGTAAAAAAGACGAATCTAATGAATCAATACTCTGTTTTGATTGATTAGATGTTAAGATTAATATTACATTATCATAAAACATCATATCATCCATGAATCGATTAAATGTTATTTTATCATAGATCATTATTGGAATATTTTTATGTTGCACTATTTTATTTTCGGTAATTTTATTAATTAATATATCCGCTTCATCCATCATAATAATTAAGGGATTTTCATCGGTTGGTTCTATTTCGCGAATCATTGATATCATATTATCACCTGGTTCAATTGGATTAAATGTTCTAACAAGTTTAGCATTTAATTCTTTTGCAAGTAAAAATCCAATCATACTTTTACCACTGCCCGCATCACCTGATATAAAAACAGATGCGTTATTTTTTTTATTATATATATTTATAATTGATTCAATAATTGGTGATTGTTTATCAGTTGGACAAAATTTACTAATATCAAAAATACGTTTTTCATAATATAATCTGAGATAGGTTCCTGCACGTTCATAAATTGTAATTTTCTTATTATTATTTTTCTTTAAAGGTATATATTGATCGATATTCAATATTACATGATCAGATACTTTTTTAGAATTATTTTCATCATTATCATCATTAATTAATTTTTTTAATATATAATCAAATGTAATCATGTATAATTCTTTTCTAGATGAATAATCTGATGGGGCATCATTATATACTCCAATATATTTCCAACCAACAAAAATACCAAGTGGTCTATTTTTTCCAAATTCATACAAGGTTATAGTACTTATTGTTGTTTTTTCTAAAATTTTAATTATTTCATTAATTCGTTTTTCATCATTTTTAATAATATAATATCCAATATTAAAAAATTTTAGTATCATTAAAGTTAATGGTGTTAATAATGTTGAAAAGTAATTAAAGAATGTTAATAATGCTCCACCTAGAAAAACATTATTAAATATTGAGTTCATTTAGTAATTATATATTTTCTTATTAAATAAAAATTTTTCAATTTTAATATTATGAAATATATCTATGTCTTATTAATAATTTTAGTATTATATTATTTAATTAACAATTTATATCAAAATTACTCTAGTTCCGAACATTTTGATCCCTCTCTAGTACCAGTATCTTCTATAGTAACACTCGCAAAAGTTGCTCAAAAATTAGTTGATGGTGGTGGTACATTAACTAATCCTGGGAATTTAAATATAGGTATTGATAGTGCACGTGGTAATCTTACTGTTACGGGTAATACTACTCTTGGATTCTCTGGTTCAGATAATAAGATTTTTGGTGCAACAAATATCATCGGTCCTTTAAGAGTCAATGGTGATATAAGTACAAGTGATCCAGGTGGTGTAATTAGAATTAATAATAATACTGTTAATTTAGTTCCTGATGGTGGAGGTGGTTTATCTTTACTACAATCTGATGGTAAAACAGGTACTAGATTAACTACTGGTGATACTGTTATAAATGGTAATACTGTTATAAATGGTAATACTGTTATAAATGGTGAATTATCCACTAATAGAAATAATAAGGTTATATTTCCTGGGGCATCATCTACACCTGGTGATGTTGGTGATCGTACGACATATTTTAATCATGAAACTGGTAATAATTATATTCGTGGTAATACAGTTTTTGATGGTGGAATTATAGCAAATAAAACTACAGACGTTCCAGTTTATGGTACAGGTGGTGGTCAAAATAATAAAGCAAATATAAAAACTGCTGCTGGTATTTCAATTGGAAAATTAAATGGTGGTTCTCCTATGATTTCTTCAGACGATACGATGGTGATTCAATCACAAAGTGGTACTACTAAGTTTTTAGTAAATGGTGTAGATATAGATAATGTTCTAAATGTTGGACAAAATTTAAATGTTGGTGGTAATATAAATGTAAAACAATATTATTTAGTTTTTGCAAGTTGGCGAAAAAATGATAATTGGGCAGGTCTTGCAACGATTCATGTCCCATTTTATAACGATATAATAGATCAACTTAATAAGAGTAAAAATACGATTCCATTACCCACATCAATTACATACAAAAAATCCTCTACTGTGGCAGATCCTGCAGCTAATGAGTATAAATCATTTAAGGTTTTGTATAAATGTAGTTTAGATGGACCATTAAAAGAAATTAGTGGTGCTGACCCAAATGAATTCACATTCAACTGTCCATAATAATTTATAAAAAATTAATCAAATTTAATTAGTGCAGTCAAATACCGTCAAATACTAAAATTAATAACCCTAAAGGGGTTATTTTAGTATAAAGACGATGACGGAAAATGGTTATAAAATTTAAGAATTCTTCTGAAAGAAGAGTTCTTAAATTTGGTATTTTACGGTACTAATTAATTTTAATTTTAAAATATTTAATTAAACTCATCCTCATTCACCTTCAATCTCGGTAAAATCTGGATACTCATCAATTCTTGGATTAATAATTTAAAGGCATACGGTAATACGATCTTACTAATACGTGTTGAATTCTTACAATTTAAACAATGATGCACATCTTTCTTAGGAATCTTTGTCGCAAACATACCACAGATATTACAAATAAATGTTGTATACTTATCTGACGCCTCTAATAATTTCTCACGTAATAAGAACGCTGATCCATGTGCAATACCAACATCACGTTCCATTTCACCCCAACGTAACCCTCCATCACGCGCGCGACCATCAGGTGGTTGACGTGTTAGAATTTGTTTTGGACCAGATGCCCGTGCATGCATCTTGTCCATCGCCAAGTGTTTTAATCTTAAATAATATGTAGGACATAAGAAGATACGCGCTTCCATCTTTTCTCCTGTAATACCAGAGTACATTGTCTCTAATCCATAATCC